TTATTCCACATCTGCAAATAACGCCTTGGCCTGTTCAAGATAATCTTGTGCCACCACGCCTTGCTCACCATCATCAAGCGCGGCATCCGAGACGTTGTAAAACACATCCTCTAAAAACACAAAACTCATCGCGTCAATGATGTCAGGGGATTTGATGCCTTTGGCGCGCATTTCATTTTTACCCATCATTTTGTAGCGTAAAACACCTTCCTCGGTAAAACTGTAGGGCAAACGCGAGCCTTGCAATAACATTTTGTTTTTAAGAATCCGCTCAAGATTAGGCGTGATGCTGACTCGGCCTTGACGCACCGCATCCCTGAACCGAACCATGGCACACGCCCTCAAATTAAAATATCGGTTCTTGTATGCCTTTTTAAAACAAGGATTGCCCCAATTGACGCGCTTGACGTTTTTACCGTCTCGTTCCAATAATTTGGCAAACTCGGCTCCCGCACCGCCTGCATCCACCACAATCGTGGCATTGGACACGCTGTTATACACCTCACTGACCAGCCCCCTAAAATCGGTCATGTCTTTGCTGTTGGTGCAAATGGGAATCCCAACATATTCAACTCGACGGGCATTGTCCCCAAAGTCCTCATCACCACAGACTTTGGCTAAAACACACACAGAATCATCACGATATTCACCCATGCCCACATCGACCAATAGCAACCAACCCCATGCTTCACTTGCGTGAATGGGGCTGCTCTGTTTAAAGCAAGATTCAAGGGCTGCTCGCGTGAGTAAGTTGTCATGTTCATTTTCAGCGAACTGAGCCAGCACACGGACTCGATATTCCACACTGTCTTTGCCGCCGCTTTCAAACTCGACATTCTTGAGCCACTCCAATGTGACAAATGGTGAATTTTCACTCGAAAACCGCAAGTCATGCCAATTGCCACCATTAGTAATCGATAAATTATGATGCGTGTTGTAAAAAAATCCAGCGTTACGCGCCCCTTGTGAGGCCAATAACGTGCGGTTGCCGCCTTGGGTTTGAGTGCCATTGATGACATCGTAGTGTTCATCAGCGACACCAGCGGCTTCATCAACAATAATCAATTGCCAATAACGGTGTTTACCCGCAATACTAACCGCGCTGCCCTTTTGCATGGCGAACTTATGAATAAACCACTGGGTCTTGTAGCCTTTGATATAAAAACTATCGGTTTGCGCCTGTATGTAGTCGACAATCCAAGCAAACTCGCCCTGCTTGATTTGTAACAGTGCATCGTTCATTTCTTTCCATACGCCCTCTGCCACTTGCTCAACTTTAGCGGCACCAATGTAGGTGTTGCTGCCTATTTCATATTTACCATCGTAATATGCCACTGGGAAACACAGCATGTGCCACAAGGCAATCCGACCATACATATTCGTTTTACCCGTACCAGTCCCCGAGACCACCGATACCTTCGCGGTATTGGGCTTAATGGCTTCGAGTAACTCGCGTTGGTCATCACTGACCAGGCTTGTGCACACGCCCATCACAAAGGCGAGTGGGTCATTTTGAAATAAATCCACAAAACGTTCATAGCGCGGGTCGTTCAATAGATTGGGGGGCACGGTTTACCCTTTGTGGTTGGTCGTTCCCGACTGTGCTGTTTCACGTCTTTGTGCAACTCGACTCATCATCTCTTGTGATTTGCGTTGGTTTTCTTCGGTGATTTTGCGCAAACGTTCTACCGATTCACCCGTGTGGTGATGTTCGTTGGTGGTTTCGGCTTGGGTTTTCCAGCCCGCGATGTTCATGGCGGCTAATGTGGCAAATCCACTCTTGTACGCACCCGTCAAACCGCCACGAATCACCAAGTCAATTTGGATGTCTTTACATAGCCCATAAGCGTGAAAAAACTCTATATATTTGAGCGTGCCATCTTCGTGCACAGCATGAGCCCAGTTTTTGAGTGTGGATTCACTCACGCCAATGGTTCTTGCAAAGCCATTAAATGTCACAAAATCGGTGGCAATGATTTTGCTATTGGCTTGGGCGTCTTCCCCTACTTCAAAGCAACGTTGCAAACCGTCATCAAAATATTTGAGCATGGCCGCGACATATTCAGGTTTGTATAATGATGTTCGACCATGACCATGCGCATAGTCATTCTGTTTGGGTGCAGGTACTCGTACTTTATCGAGATGCGTTTGAATCGCTGTGCTGGTTGGTTTTTTGGCCACCCGAATCTTACGTGGCTTAGAGGCGTTGAGTTTGGCATCATGTGTCACGACTATTCTCCTCGAACAGGCACAGTGTGGCATTGCTTTGCTGTGCAGCTTTTGATAAGGCATGGCTGACTATCAATAAATCGTTATCACTTAAGCCCCCATCCATTTGTGACAGTGCTTTTTTGGTAATGCCGATGGCACGTATCCAATCAGATGGGTCGGAGGACATTTTGAGTTTAACCTCTTCATGCTGGTGGCGATTGACGTGTACCCGCAGTTGCTCTATTTTGGCGGCTAAGGTTGCACTGCCGCGCATCTCTTCAAATTCAGGATTCAACTCAATGAAACGATGAAATGAATCAATCACGCGCTCACATTCGGCCTTATAGGCCAATGCTGACTCGGCACCTTCTCGTGAGTTCACGATGGCACTGGCAGACATGATGGCGATGGCATTTAAATGCCCCATCAAGGTGTCTTTAAAAATTTTGGTGTAGGTGGCGGCACTGCGTAACTCTTCTGGTTCAGCAGAGCGCCCCACCAAGTAGTCCATGGAGACCCCATAAAAATTTGACAGGGCATCAAATGCGTACAAATTGATGGGCACTTGATTGGTTTCCATTTCGCTGATTTTTGATTTGTTCAACCCCGTACCCACGGCGACGTCATCCAGTGAGTATTTCAATTGATAACGAACGGCCCTGAGCGTTTTACCCACTTCTCTAAACAGCCTGTCTTGTTTGACGCTTTTTTGTATCACGGCCATACGGCACCTCCTATACTCATGATTTGTCTTTTCATTTCACACCCCATACACTCGGCTCATACAGCATCATGGCCTGCTTGAACCGCTCAACACTGCTGTTGAAATAGTCTTCGTCCAGCTCCGTCCCATGAAACTCAAACCCGAGTTTGTAGGCCGCAATTGCACTCGATGCACTGCCCAAATGGGTATCTAAAATTTTGTCGCCTGCTCGGGCGAATTTATTAAGCTGCCATTCGTACAACTCAATCGGCTTTTGCGTTGGGTGTATTTTTTTACCTTTGCGATTGCTGCATTTGAACAAGGGAGCTGGCTTGTTAAACGATGTCCAACCCAACTCGACTTGGCTAAAATTGGGCCATGGTTGGCATTTATCCCAAGCAATCACGCAGCGCGTTGGACGTAAATTAAAGTAATTGCCGCCCCAAATGATTTGTTGTTTGGATACTCGAAACAACTCTTCAAAATACGCCGCTGGCGGCTGAACATCCCAACGACTGATATTGTCTTTATTGATTAAACGAGATTTGAGCTTGCCTCGTCCGTGCGTGGCGGTTTTAGGCAAGCCATACGGCGGGTCAACAATGGCCAAATCAAAATACCCATCTGGGAATTGAGCCATATACGCCATGCAATCCATTTGATACAGGTGGATTCGAGCAGCATCGTGATGAAATGAGGACATCGGTAGTGTTTGGTTGATTTTAGGCATGTCGAGCTCGCTTCGGTTGCGTTAAGCGGTCGTAATAGGCCAACCAATACGCGCGGTCTCGCCTAAACTGCACTTGATGCTGGGCACCAAAGGCATAAATGTATTCGAGCAACTCAGCAAACTCTTTTTTACTCAAAAGACTGGTTTTAGCGCCTAAAGCAATGACACCCGTGCCATCGATATTGGGCACGTATTCGCCCTTAAAATAAGACCCTGTAAAAATGTCCTTCCATTGTTCTTTGCTGCGTGCTTTACCGCACCATAAGACTTGTTCAGCCACATCACGCAAAGCGGGCCACAGGGCTGCATTTTGTGCGAGTGTGCGTGTACTGTCTTGCATGATGACCGCCATGCCTAGCGGTAAGTTTTTTAGCGCAATGATGGCACGCGCTCGAATGGCGTCGTTGAGCACAATAAATTGAGTTTTATTGGGCATGGGCGCCTCGCACAAGTGAGTTGTTTTTATCTCGGTTTAAATGGTCATTCATGATATTAAATTCCCCTTTATGCGCGATACGATGCCCAAGTAAAGGGTACGGCAATGCCACCGCCTTCACGTAACCGATCAATCACGGGTTCTCCCAGATAGCTCGACAACTCTTGCACCATCAAATTGCTCAACAGCAAGGTGGACTTTTTACGGTTGTAGCGCCCATTAATGATTTCAAACAAGATGAGTTTTTCAGTATCAGAACCAAACTGCACACCCACTTCATCTAAAATCAATAGGTCTGGTTCAATAAAATCACGAATGGCTTGTGACTCACTGCGCACACTGTCTTTACGCCACGTTTCTTTGACATGACGCACCGCATTGAGCACCGACATAAACAACGGATAACGCATTTTCTTAATCAACTCGTGGGCGATGCCTATGGCCAGATGGGTTTTACCATTACCCACATGACCACAAAAAATCAGGCTGCGACCTTGAGTTTGAACCGTGCCGAACTCACTCACAAACCGCTCGGCGACTTCTAACGCATACTGCGCGGCTGGGCATACGGGTATGTAATTCGACAACAAGCGGTCTGCAAATCGCTCCGGGATATGAGCCGCATTGCGTGCGTGACGGCTTCGCTGCGACATATGGAGCACATGACGGGCTTGTTGCTCTGCACGTTCAGCCGCCTTTAATGCCGCCTCATGGCAAGACTTACAGCTCATCTCCCCCCATCGGTACACACCAGCCACATATGCCCCGTGCGTTGGGCAAACACGGTGAACCTCTCCAAGTTTTTGATGCTGTGAGGGCACAGCGGTGGGTTTAAAATCGTCCATGTGGATCAATCCCTTTCGTATAATCGCGTGGGGTGTTGGTTGTGCGGGTAGCTGGTGGTGCATTGGCACGATGCCGACTGGCGTACCATGCCGCTCTGAAACCAATCCAGTTAAACTCAATCGACACTTTGATCGCTTCGCATAAGCTCAAGCCAGCAGCCGTTGCCTCTCGTTCAACCGCTTTCAAAGCCGTAATGCTCAACACTTTGCTGCCTTTGTCTCGGCGCACACTCAACCAATCCAGTGCCACCTGCTCATCAACCCCCTTGGCCACCAATGCGTCCACCGTCAAACCAACTTTGCTGTTTGGCTTGGTTGGCGTCGCTGGTTTATCGTCTAATGATTCTTTGATGGTTAATGATGGTTCTTGATGGTTATATGCGGGTGCAATGGTTTGCACCCTTTCTTGCTCTGTTTTGCACCCTTTATGCGTCAAATTGCACCCTTTATCGTCGTCATTTGCACCCTTTTTTAACGGTGCAATTTCTGCACCCTTAATCCAATCACTGCAAATACGGTACTCTCGGGTGTAGTTGCGCCCGCCTTTACCGCTATTGACAAGAATCAACCAGCCCGATGCCTCCATTAAACGCAATTGATATTGCACGCTGCGCACAGACTGGCGGGTTTTTTCGGCTAAGGTTTCAACCTTGGGAAACACATGTGTGCCATCATCATGCGCATGGTCAGCCAATGCCAAAGCCAATAACATTTCCCCACCACCATTCGGATAGCGCTCAAAGACAGCCGACATCACCTTGACACTCATAGCAAACTCGCCTGCGCGGTATCAGACCCCGCAATGACCTGCAAGGTATAGCGACCATAACGCTTACCATTTTTGTGTTCCATGTGCGTACGGATTACATGCCCTTCCGAACGCAAATCTCGAATAGCCTCTTGCAAACTGGTGATTTTGTAAAGATGAGTGGCCATCATATTGGTGATGGGCTGTCCAGTTTTGAGATGACTTAAAATCGTTTCGTTTCGCGTCATACATCCCCTCATTTCTTGACTTTAGAATAAGCACGCCACGTGCCAAATTGAATCTGCTCACCTGAAACTTCTGTCAAGCGAACCGCCATCGCAATACTTGGTACTGCGTGATGGGTCGAAATCTGATCCAAATAACTTTTATTCGCAGGAACCTGCTTGGCTTTATTCTTTTTTTCTTTCGGAGTTAGCGAACTCCACCATGTCTGCATATCCAATTTTTATCCTTTAAACTAAAATTTGACACGGCAAAGTTTAACTTAAAACTAAAATTCAATCAATTTTATTTTAGTTTAACTTCTGATTTTTGGGCGTTTGATTTAGTTAAATAGCGATTTACTAAAAAATATCCCTTGATTTACTTAAACTTACACGATATGATTAGCTATAAACTAAATTTAAAGGATTGCGTCATGGATGTTTTTGAGATTCGTCGTAACAACCTGAAGCTATTGACCGTCAAACGAGGGTCTAAAACACAGTTGGCTCACGATACCAACACAGCAGCCGCTTGGATCAGCCAGATTTTGGCGGGCGCTCACATGGGCGATGATTTCGCAAGACGCATCGAAGAAACACGCCAATTGCCACGTGGTTGGATGGATGTGCTACAAAGCATTGATATGGGACAACCCGTCATGGTGTTGGCCCCCGAAGATGGCATTCCTGAAGGGTTTGTCGCCATTAAAGAATATGATGTGCGCTTTAGCTGCGGCGCTACCGCTAATGCTGAATTGGGATTTGATGAAATAGAAGGAGGCACGCCCGCCATCTACAAAAAACAATGGCTCAAAGAGATTCAAGCTCGACCCGAAGCCCTCAAACGCTTCAAGGCTACAGGGACATCAATGATGCCCGTCATACGCCATGACTGGCGCATCGCAGTTGATACCGATAAGACAGAACTGCCCAGATGGACAACACAAGAAGCCGATTATTTATTTGAACAATTCGATTTATCGATTTACTGCATCATCGATGACGATACCCGTAAAACCAAGTACGCTTACATCGATAGCGATACCAACGAATTGGTCTTGCGCTCTCATAACAGTCAATTCAAAACCGAACGATACTCCATGGAATATGCCCACGATTACATTCGTGTCGTCGGCAAGGTCGTTGAAATCTCTGGCGTCCCGACCTAACCCCCTAATCTCTGACAGCTTCAAATAAACACGCCCTCAGTTTTGAGGGCGTTTTGCTAGGCCTAATTCAGCCAACCCGTCACACATACGCCAGCCATGGGCTAAACGCAAACAAAACTAAATTTTAATCAATAAACTAAATATTTAATTGATTTAATTTTAGTTTGAAACTAAAATTATACCGACAAGATGAAAAGAGTTGAATCGAACCCTTTGGTCTTTTCCATTGATTTTAGTAAAGGACGTTTATGCGTGACCCAACTATGGCCACACAGCTACACAAATTATCACTGCCATTTGCCAAGGATGACATCAAGCTGCTGCCCAAGCCTTTGAATCCCAACAACCCGATTGAATATTGTGAGTTATGTGGAGGCCATCACAGCCTACCCGCTCAACACATCCGCTATGTCGGTCATGCGGCATTGACCAAGCGACTGCTGGACGTTGATCCCCTTTGGAATTGGCAACCCCTGGTCATGAATCAAGATGGCACACCACGATTTGATGCCCAAGGTGGGTTGTGGATTGAATTGACCGTGTGTGGTCTGACCCGTCTCGGCTACGGGCACGCCGATGGCAAGTCGGGTGGCAATGCCATCAAAGAAACCATTGGCGATGCTCTTCGTAATGCCGCCATGCGATTTGGAGCGGCACTCGAGCTATGGCATGACGCACAACTCACACAACCAGAGCCTGTTGATCTACAGCCTAAGCACGAAGCTTGGTCAAACACTGCACCCACTGCCAATAAGCCCGCCTATCCTCAAGCATTATTTGAACGCAATTTACCAACTTGGCTCAACCTGATCCAAAACGGTCAAACTCACAACAGCATTCGCCACAAACTTGAGACCACTTACACCCTCAGCACTGCCCAAATAGCGGCATTGGCTACTTTAGGAGAACACACTCATGCAAACCATTAACCTCACCCAAGGCACACCCGAATGGCACACCCATCGTTTGACCCATTGGAATGCCAGCGATGCGCCCGCCATGTTGGCGCAATCTTCGCATAAGTCACGTACCGCTCTATTACATGAATACGTCACTGGCATCAAACCGGAATGTACCGCATTTACACAAAAAATGTTCGATCAAGGCCATCGATTCGAAGCTCTGGCACGTCAGCACATTGCTCAAGGCATTGTGGGTGAAGTGCTTTACCCTTGCGTAGGTGTCAGCGGCAAACTCAGCGCATCGTTTGATGGCTTAACCATGGACGAGCGCGTGTGTTTTGAACACAAAATGCTCAACCAGATTTTAAAAGCATGTCGCTCAATAGAGGATGTGCCCATAGAATATAAAATCCAAATGCAACAACAACTGATGGTTTCTCAAGCCTCTCGATGCCTGTTTGTGGCCTCTGAATGGGATCAGGCGGATCAGTTGATTGATAAAGTGGTGTTTTGGTATGAATCCGACTCAAAATTAGCGAAACAAATAAGCGATGGTTGGCAACAGTTTGAACAAGACTTGGCCAGCTATATGCCAACAACGGGCGCGAATGTGACCCATACCACCGAGATTTTAGCGTTACCCGCTTTAAATCTTGAAGTCATCGGCACGGTGAAGTCCAGCAACCTACAAACTTATCAGCAAGCAGCAGAAACATTCATTGCCACAATCAACACCAACTTACAAACTGACGATGACTTTGCGCAAGCTGAAAAGTCGGTCAAGTTTTGTAAAGAGGCAGAAGACAAACTGGCCATGAGCAAAAGTGCCGTGTTGGCACAAACAGGTAGTATTGATGAGTTGATGCGCACCATCGATCATATTTCCGCCTCTCTGCGCAATAAACGACTGACCTTAGAACGTTTAATCAAGTCACAAAAGGATATGATTAAAACCAATTTAATCATGCAGAACCAGCAAGCATTCAATGCCCATGTTTTTGATTTAAATGCACAACTGGCAGGCGCGGCATTAGCCACCATACCCACACACTTTGCAGAAGTCATCAAAGGGAAGAAGAGCAGCGAAAGTATGCGAAGCGCGTTGTCCGATGAACTGGCTCGACTAAAGATTCAAGCCAATCGACAAGCACAAACCGTGCAAACCAATTTAGAGTACTTGGCCGATTTCAATGAGTTTCGGTTTTTGTTTGGTGATTTAAATGTGATTGCCAATAAGGCTTGCGATGATTTCGCTGCTTTGGTCACGGTACGAATTGCAGCACACAAAGAAGCCATGGCCATGAAATCGGCCATTGAGCATGTCCAGCAGGTCTCAAGCACATACTTTGAGCAAGAGACACCTTGCGCACCCACACGGCCACACACAACTCATGTCGTTGATTTATCAGCCCCGCGTGCAGAATTACCCGCTCATGTGCAAGAGGAATTACGCCTACTCGTTCAATTTGCCCATGCGCATGGTTATGATAGAGACACCGCTGAACTGGAATATTTGTTTGGAGGGTTATAACCATGCCTAACACCTCGATTCATTATGGGTCGCTGTGCAGTGGTATTGAGGCCGCAACGGTTGCATGGCAACCTTTAGGCTGGCAAGCGAGTTGGTTCAGCGAAATCAATCCCTTTGCTTGCGCGGTGTTGGCCTCTCATTATCCGTTAGTACCCAATTTAGGTGACATGACTGCATTGTCAAGCCGAATCTTAAATGGTGATGTGGTTGCACCCGATGTTTTAGTGGGAGGCACACCCTGCCAAGCCTTTAGTGTAGCGGGCAATCGCGACAGTCTGCAAGATGCACGGGGCAACTTAACCCTTACCTATGTGGAGATATTAGATGCCATTGACCTTATTAGACGGACACGACACCAAGCCCCTGCAATCGCAGTATGGGAAAATGTCCCAGGTGTGCTCACCACCAAAGACAATGCCTTTGGCTGTTTTTTGGGGGCGTTGGCTGGGGCTGGGTGTGAACTGCACCCTTCAGGGAAACGCTGGACAAAATCTGGTTGTGTGTATGGACACAAACGCACGATCGCGTGGCGGGTTCTTGATGCCCAATATTTCGGCTTGGCCCAACGACGCGAACGTGTCTTCGTTGTCTCAAGTGCTCGAACTGACTTCGATCCCTCGCAAGTATTATTTGAGCACCACAGCATGTGCAGGCATTCTGCGCCGAGCCGTGATTCGCGGCAAAGCACTGCCAACCCTGTTACAACAAGCCCTATTGGGAGTGATTCAGAAAACAACTTAAATGCAGGCCAACCCGCATTCAGTGAGAGTGGCTTTGCACAATTTAGTCCAACCCACATCGCGGGCACACTGCGAGCTTCTGGTGGGGCCAATGGTTTGGGTTCTGAAACTTTAGTGACCGATGTCATTGCCATTAGAGGCAATATTATTAATCGCTCGCCTCAACATGGCGGTAACGGTGTCGGGGTTGATGTGGGGCTATCACCCACATTAACCGGTGCAGATCGCCATGCGGTTGCGTTTGATTTGACACAAGTGCGCACCGTCTCATTCCAATCCAATGCAGGCGCAGCCGTCAGTATGCCCATTGGCACAGAAATCAGCCCTACACTAACCACCAGCGCGGAAAAAGTGGCTATATTCAATTCGTATGAAGTTCGGCGATTAATGCCAGTTGAATGTGAGCGCTTGCAAGGTTTCCCCGACCACTATACGCTCGTGAGCTACCGAGGGGCTCCCGCAAAGGACTCTCCCCGTTATGCCGCTTTGGGCAACTCAATGGCCGTTCCTGTCATGCACTGGATTGGCAAACGTATCAACCATTTTATTAAGGAGCTGGCACATGAGTACCATTGAACAAACCATCACTCAAATCGTCCGTTCGAGTGTGAATGAGGCCATTAGGCCTCTGATTGTAAAGATAGATGCCCTAGAAAAGCAACTCTTGGCACAGGGCAACCCATCGAATCAGCCCTATATTCAGCAAAAAGAACTGGCGATGCAGCTCGGTTGCAGTGTATCTAAACTCAAGCTGTTTCGTAAAAGCCATCCCGACGCGCCCAAACCCAATCCAATGGGTTTGTATGATTTGGCGCAATGGCGTGCTTATTTAAAAGACACGCCCTTGTAACGGCGCTACAGTCTTCAAGCCACGGATTGATGCTGAACGGCCTCCGTGGTGTGGTATTTGGCTGTCAAACGCGCCAATTCTGCCCGTTCGTCTGTTTCAGTGTCTATGGACGGCGGCGTTTGGCGCGTTCGCATGGACTCAAGCGAGTCAATGGAGCGAACCCGATCAGCCATTAAGTCATCAAGAAAGTCCGCATACCACTGCATCATTTCTGTTCGCTCTTCAATGTACAGGGCACGATTATAGGCTTTGACTACTTTGTTGCGCTCGACGTGAGCCAATTGCCGTTCAATCACTTCACCACGCCACAGCCTTGATTCATACAAATTGGTCGATGCCGTCGATCTAAAGCCATGCACCACAATTTCATCGGCTTTATAACCCATCAAACGCAAGGCTTTGAGCGCGGTGGCATCTGAGATGGAGCGATTGGCTTTCACCTTAGAGGCAAACACATATTTGTAGCGGCCTGTCACCGCTTTCATCGCCGTGAGCAATGCGACAACTTGATCGGACATGGGCACCAACAAGGGAAGCCCCATTTTCATTTTCTCGGCAGGGATTTCAATCATCTTTTTATCCCAGTCGATTTCAGTCCACTCCAATAAGCGTGCTTCGGTTGGTCGTAAAAACACATACGCCACAAAACGAAGGTAATGACGCACAATAAAGCCATCATACTTGCTGATATTACGCAACAGTCGACCCACTGCTTTTGGTTCTGTAATCGCTGGCATACTGACCACGGGCTTAGGCACAATGGCACCGACTAAAACAGCGGCAGGGTCGCTCTTGCAATATCCACGCGCCACCCCATAACGAAAGATTCGGCTGCACAATGCACGGGCACGAATAGCCGTTTCTGTCGTGCCTCGATCTTCGATTGAATCCAAGCAACGCAATACGTCGGGCGACTCAATTTCATTGATGGGTTTGTGTAGTTTGGATGCCAAGTCTTCGAGAATGATGCGTTTGGTACGAAAGGCATAACCTTCTGACCAATTGGTGCGATTTTTTTCAAACCATTCTAGTGCGACGTTTTCAAAAGCAATGACATCATTGGCATTTGAGGTGTTTATTTTAAAGTTGGATTTTTTATAATCGGCAGGGTCTTTACCTTCTGCGATGAGACGAGCGCAATCATCTCGTTTGAGACGTGCGTCTAGGAGACTCACTTCAGGGTATTTTCCTAAAGCGATGGTATTGTCTTTTTGATTGAATAGATAACGAAAACGCCAGAGTTTTCCTCCGGCGGGTGTGATGAGCATGAAGAGGCCATCACTGTCATATTTCTTAAATTGTTTATCTGGATTTGGCTTAAAGCCTTTGATTGTACGGTCTGTGAGCAT